AGGCCACCATCCGTATTGCCCGTAGCTAGTCCGTGACGGAGGCCCGTCATGGCTGACTACTCAGCGGGCGTCACGGCTACGTGGAACAGCGTGAACTTTGGTGAGGTTACGGAGATATCCGTAACGCACGGTGGTGCTCTTCCATTGGCTCGCGCCAGTACGTGGACGCTTGACATTGGCACTATAGAGATGAAGTGCCTAACCACGGCGAACATCTCCACTGCCAACTACGGCAAGCGCTCGCTCGTCACCATTGCTGGTGGCGGGCTGGCTTATCGCGGCACGGCAGTGCTTGAGAAGTTCACCATGGCTGGCGTGGTCAATGACGTGACGCGCTACGCAGTCACGCTACGAGTCCAAGGCTAGGAGAAACCATGAGCCTCAGCGTTGCAGACCTTGCCAAGCAGATCCTTGATGCCGATGACTTGCCGATCCTCAAAGTGACTGTGCGTGAATGGAAGGGCGCAGACGGCAAGCCGCTCGTGCTCGGCGTTCGCGTCATGACGGTGGAAGAGCGTGACAGCTACGAAAAGGAGTGGGTGGGCAAGAAGGAAACGGGCATCGACAACTTCCGCACGAAGTATCTGGCCCGTTGCCTGTGCCATCCCGAAAGCGGTGAGCGTCTCTTTGACGAAGCTGGCGTTGAGCAGCTGGCGAAGAAGTCAGCGGCCATCGTGTCCAAGCTCTTCGAGAAGGCACTCAAGCACAACAACATGACCGAAACCGACGTGGAGGAACTCGCAAAAAACTGAGCGTCCGCCCGACGAGGCGTTTCCTGTTTCGTCTGGCGGGGCACTTGGGAATGACGGTGAGGGAACTGTCTCGCCGCATGGATTCGCAGGAGCTCACGGAGTGGATTGCGTTCACTCGCCACTTCCACGCTCTTCCTGATCCATGGCGGCAGACGGGCCTACTGACGAGTGCCGTGCTTGCACCGTACTCCCAGCAAGGCAAGGCACCGAAAGCGGACGATTTCAACCCGATTGAGAAACCACCCCAGCACGCAGACGAGATGAAGCGGGAGCTGCAAAAGCTCTTGGCGTTTCCTGAGTAAGCCATGGCCACAATCCTCTCACTCGCGCTCAAGGTAAACGCCGACGCCTCTGGCGTGGTGAAGAACCTGACGCCGGCTGAGCGGGCGCTTGAGAAGTTGGCTGGCCAAGCGTCTAAGGCCACGAGCGTCTTTGACGAGTTCGCCGGCACAAGTTCCGCCGCCGCAAACGCTCAGTTTAATGCGTCCAAGTCCATGGCCGACTTGGCGGACAGCCTTAAGCGTGGCGAGATCACTGCCCAAGAGTTTGCGTCTAGGTATGCGGATCTCGGCGACGCAATCACGAAGGAGGGTGCGGCTCTCAAGCGTGCGGCCCAGATCACAGAAGCCAACATCTCGCCGGCAGAGAAGTACAGCAGAACTGTTGAAGAACTTGACAATCAGGTGCGAGCCGGCCGCATCTCGCAAGAGACGTACAACCGTGCTCTAGAAAAGGCCAAGGGCGATCTCGACAAGACTTCCACTGCCGTCGACAAGACCGACAAGAGCATGGAGTCTCTTGCCAGGAATACAAAGATTCTTGCCGGCATCGAGATTGGCCGCCTGTTCTTGGACGGGCTCTCGGCCATCGGGAACGTCTTTCAAGATATTGGCTCTCGCGTCACGTCCCTCGTCTCTAGCGTCAACTCATCTGTCGATACGCTCAATGACTTCTCGGCCCGTACTGGCATCGGCGTTGAGGCGTTGCAGGGCTACTCGCTCGCGGCCAAGCTGGCCGGCGTTGATACCGAGCAGTTCGGCGCAGCGGTGCAGCGGCTGGCCGTGAACATTGGCAAGGCTACGCCTGGTGATGCGCTCGACAAGTCGCTCAGAGGAATCAACCTTTCGGTTGCTGAGCTCAGGGCCCTTGCGCCGGAAGACCAGTTCTCGGCCATCGGTAACGCCATCTCTCAACTACCAACGGCTGCCGATCGTGCAGCTGCTGCGGTTGAAATCTTCGGCAAGCAAGGCGCTGCCCTGGCACCGCTATTCCGTGAGGGGGCCGCAAGCCTTGAGGAGCTCAAGGCCAGGGCTGAGCGGCTCGGCATCATCGTCAGCGAGACGCAGGTAAACAACGTCGCTGACATGAACGACGCTTTCGACTTGGTGCGAGCCACCATTGAAGGCATCGTTGGGCAGGTGATTGGCAATCTCGCGCCAGCTGTCACGGACGTGACGAATCAGTTTCTGCAGTTTGTAGAAAGCTGGAGCGGTGCCCAAGGCGAGGGCGGCACAGGCATTGCCAACGCCATCACGGATGTGCTGCTGCAAGGGGCTGAGTATTTCGCCGCAGTCTTTGACGAGTTCGTGTCTGGGCTTGTTGGGCTCGGCGTCACGTTTGAAGACACGTCAGCGACGTTCACCGCGTCTGCCAATGCGTTCACATTTGTGAGTGAAGGACTGCGGACGGTTGCGAACGTCTTTGAACTTGCAGGCAATGCCCTATCTGCTGCGCTTGGCAAAATCATTGAAACACTAGGCAGTTTCGTCAGCAGTGACCTTGAGGAATATGGCAAGGAACTGACGCGGCAGGCGATGATTGCCACCGAGCAGAACTCTCGCCAACTTGAGGACGCAGCGGCAAACGCAGGACGGGCATTTGTTGGGATATTCACAGCGGACGGCGGGACTGCTGAGAACTCAGGGAAGGGGGCCGCCGAGTCATACCTGTCTGGGCTGCGCGACGAGATCCGGAGGCAACGCTCGCCGGAAGTCAAAGTTGAGCTCAACCTTGGCAAGACCGAAGAGCGGCTGCAGCAGTTCTTGGCAACTGCCGGCGACGAGGCTTCCGTATTCCTGCAGCAGTCCATGGGAACCGTCGAGACGTTCCAGCAAATGGCAGAGGCTGGCGGGCTGACGGCGGACCAGATTGAGATCATGAACGGCTTCATGAAGAACGTGAACGCCGAACTGGATAAGGAACTGGCGAAGAGGCAGGAGGCTGCCGATGCCGCTTTGGCCCAGGCCGACGCAGACCGCAAGCGGCTTGACCAGTTGCTTGAGACGAAGGACGAGGGGGCCAGAATCGAAAACGACTTGCTTACCGTGCAGCGTGAGCAGGCCCGCGTCTCCGAGCAACTCGCCGCAGCACGAGCAGCCAACAATCAGGCCGACGCCGACGCAGCTGCTGCGAGGCAGGCGGAACTTGACCAACTGACGGCAAAGCTGGAAGACGAGCAGCAGGCCCTTGAGCAGGGCTTCGGTGCTGGGTTCAACGCTGCCTTCCAGTCGGTTGACCAGAACATCAGCCAACTGATTGCCAAGTCCCAGGAGTTTGGGCAGGCAGGCTTTGACGCAGCCCTGCGTCTACAGGAAGGCATCGCTGCCGCTCAAGAGCAGGCACGGGACGGCATTCTGAATGCCGAGGCTTTCAACGCCGAAGTGCAACGGCAGCAGGAGCTCTTCAATCAGGAGCTCGCCAATATCCAAGAGGCAGAAAAGGCTAGGGACGCGGCGGCTGAAGACAGGAAGGCCAAGGAGCAGGAGCGAGCCAACGCTGAGCTCAAGGCCCAGGACGATTACCGCAAGCAGCAAGAGACTGCCCTGCAGGCGTACCAGCAACAGCAGCAGCAGGCCCAGCAGCAGTACGCCCAGGAGCAGGCCCGCATCTTTGAGGAGCAGCGCAAGGCCGCCGAGGCCGAAGCAAAGCGGCAGGAAGAGCGCATCCGCAAGCTCAACACGCTGGGCGCTCAGTCCGTTAACGTGGCGGACATCCGCAACGTCGAGAGCGCCAACCTTGTGCTGCAACTTGGGGCCAACGCCCAAGATCCCGCACTTATTCAGCAGCGGCTGCAAACGAAGCTACTCGAGAAGATTGCCGTAGGCATCGGCCAGGCGGCAAGCAACTATTTCAACCAGCCCGTCGCCATCGTTGGCTACGCTGACGTGGGAGGCATCTAATGCCCATACATTCGTGGCGTGAACTTGCACGCACGCTGGAAGGAGAAGTGCGGGGAGGAACGTCAGCCACCCGTACGTTCGTGCTGACGCTTGCGGATAACACGCTAGAGAACAACCCGCCCACTGAAACGGAACTTATCTCGGCTCTCGGCCTCGACAACTGGGGCAGCCTGCACCCGTCTCTGAGTTTCTTGGGACTGCGGAGGCTGTCAATCACGGAGCGGTTTTCCGACTCGCCATACCACGTTCAAGTAGTCGCGGAGTATGGGCTCGTTACGCCAAACGACCTTGAGACTCCACTGGACCGCGATGCTGAGTGGTCTTTTGTGGCTGAGCCTGCCCAGGTGCCGGCTTTCTACTACTGGGACGGCACGACACGCAGGCCGCTGGTGAACTCTGCCAATGACTTCTACGAGTCGCTCACGACTGAGGAGCAGATTGTCAGGGCGACGATGAAGAGGAACTACGCCAACTTTCCTGCTGCTCAGATGCAGGCCACGAACAAAATCAACAGCGGCAGCTATTTTGGCTGCCCTGCTCACTCGTGGAAGGTTGCTGGCGTGAACGCCACGTATACCGTCGAGTCCTACAATAACGTCACGTACTACTACTGGGCCGCGACGTGTGAGCTTCTGTACCGAGAGAGCAAGTGGAACCTACGCATTCCTGATGTCGGGTGGAACTACATCGACGCTGCGAGCGGGCAGAAGCGGCGCGCGATGGTTTTTGACTTTGAGAACGCAGAATGGGTCGCCTCTGCCAATCCTGTCGCTCTCGACGGGAGTGGGAATCAATCATCAAGCTTCCCCTACATCCATGACTTCCGCGTTAACGAAGAAGCCAACTTCGGCAGCCTCTTCGGCACGCCGCCAACCTGACGCATGGCCCGCCAAAAGAAACCTTTTGACGCGGTGCAGTTCACGCGGGAAAGCGCCGAGCGTGTGGCTCGCGTCGTTCGCCAGGCTGAGCTCACGCCGGCAGGTGCGTCGCCGCTGACGTTTGATAGGCGTTTATCTGATAGGCACCCGAAGCAGGTGCGGGCCGCGACGTTCTCAGGCGCGTGGGCGATTGGCAGCGTCAAGACGGTGACGTTTAAGTACGCCCCGACTGCTACGGCCAACGTCACCAATCTATCGTGGCCAATCGCCCTGTCGGGCTACGTTAACGAGGACTGCGTTGTTGGGCGAGAAGGCACGAACTGGTGGCTTGTCGTCCCTGTGCTGCAAACGGCCACGGCGGTCTTCGCAACGCAGACGGCCACCGCCATTTTCGTGACTGGCACAGCCACGTCCACGTTCTATA